AATTCTCTTTTTGTAAAAGATAATAGTAGATTGAAACCTGATAAAGATGATATTCTCTTACATGGAAATAATTACTCGAAATGGTTTTAAGTTCTATAAGGTCATTTCCGCAAATTAAATCTATACGACCTGAAATTTTCATACCTTCAATTTCTCCTTTTACTTCAATTTCACTTTTACAATTCAATTTTTCTATAAGATGATTTTCTATTCTTTCATGATATTGTTCTCCTAAATCAAGAACTATTTCATTAATTCCTCTTTCAAATTCAAATTTTCTAGCAAAGTAACTTTTTCTATAACAAATTCCAAGTTCACTAGGGAATATTGTATCTTCTGGATATTTTATTTTGAAACTTTGTTTTACTATTTCTTCATAGTTCATGATCATTCCACCAGGTTAGAATATCTCATTAAATTAATTATTTTATTGCAAATTTCTTCATCTGACTGTCTTCCAATTTGAATATCTATGTCTAGAGCTTGCAACATTATCTGCATATCTATCGCTTGTTCTTGTCTTCTAGATTCCAGATTATTGCAAACTACATAATTATTTACAGTGTTTATTTTCTGTTGAATTAGATCAACTAAAGCTCGCAAAATTGAAGGATACAGAACTCGTGAATTTATCACTTTTTCATAAGTTTTCTTAATTGCTAACTGAATAATGTGAATTCTGTCCAGAATAGCTGAAGTAAATACTTGATAATTTGCAAGATAATCTTCAACCTCAGGAGTTCTTAACCTGTCAATTGTTGTAGAATAAGGATTTCCTGCATAAATTATTGGAATACATTTTTGAATAGTTGCAGATTTTGATTCTGTTCCAGCTCCACGAGTCCAAATACAATTTTCCAAACCTGTTGAAAGTGTAGCATTTATTGAACCTAATTCTTTAGCACTAAATCCCTCTTTCCAATTCTGAATTTCATCAAAAATTAGACCATTTGATAAAAATACTGCTCCGTACATATTATTCCTAGCATCAAAGATTAAATTAGCATAAGTTGGCGACTCTGTATAATATCTGAAATTGAAAACTTCCTGAAGAATCATGAAAGTAGTAGTTTTTCCAGTTCCTCTATTAGAAATTTCAATGTAGTTAATTTGTCGTTTAGTAATTGGAGATTTGAAAAGTGGAAATAATCTAGGTAGGAAAACTAATATATCACTAACTTCCATTTTTGTTGGATCATATCCAAATGCCTGCAACAATAACGCCCATAATTGCTTTTCAGAATTTGCTAATTCAAATATTTCTTTCGCAATTTCATAATTATTTGGTGGTTCTATAGAATAAATATCATCTATATACCAATCATCTGAGCTTTTCTTAATTTTTACAAACATATAAGAAGAAATTAAATTATAGAAATCATCTGGATTATTTGCAATTAGATGTGGATCGAAAGAGGCAGTGAAACCATTTTGAAATCTCGCTATTATTTCATCTCCTTTAACTTTGAAATTAGTAATTTTAGAGATAAACTTAACTTCATTGTAAAAAGCTAAATTTGAAGCAAAATATTGCTGGTCAATTCCTCTTTTGTAAGCTTTAAGAATTTCGTTTTTCTTTTGCTCTTCAATTTGTTTTTCACCTATAATTATGTTAAGAATTCGTTCAGTGTCACGAGGATTGTAAAAAAAAGTATGTGGTTTGACTTTATCTAAAAAAGATAAATAACTACTCATAAAGAAAAAAAGATCTTATGACAGTTTAAAACTCGTCTTCTACGTTTCGCTTTTCTCTTTTTTGCTCTTTTTTGTTATCTTTTTCATTATTTTCATCTTCTTCTATATCTAATTCTTCCTCTTGAACTGCATTGTTATTTCTTCTAGTATATTTTATGTATTCATTTAGCAAATCTGCATATTTATTTAGAAACTCTGAGATTAACCTTAGATCTTCTGCATCATTAGCAGTTATTCCAATTTGTTTTCTGAAATTATTTTGTGGATGTATAGTAATACTATATCTTACATTTCCGTTTTCTGGAACTGCATTTAACTGAACTACTATTCTCTTTATTCCCTTAATTTTTAAAACTCGAGATGCTATTTTGTTTGATTGTTTTGCACTTTTCCCTAATTGATCTATTATTTCTTTTAAACTACTCATCTTATTCGCCTAATTAATAGCTAGCAATATGACATATTTATATATTGAAAAAGATCTAGATTGTGACTTTTGTTAGTAAAAAAATCCTTTAAAAAAATATTTAACTTAATTGGAAGAATACGGATCTTATTATTTTCGCTATTTTGATATTATACCTTTTAGCTAATTCTTCTAATTTTTGATAATACAATTGGTCTACCGTAAAAAAAACACGTTCGTCGTAAACCTCACTACCTTCTAGTTCCTTGAATTCTTTTTCAGAATTTATTATTTTATTAATTTCTTCTTTTATTAATTCTCTTTTCTCATAAAAAATAGATTTATATTTTCCTGGTATTCTCAACTCTATATACTTGTTTTTTTGCTGTTTCATAATTTTCCATTCTTTCAAGTATCGTATAAATATGACATATACATTTAACTGTCAGGTATTCATTTACGTATGTGGATTATGAAAAAGTTTTTACTTATCACTTTCTTTATTCTTATACATATTTTGTCACAATCACGACAAATTATCGATATAATTCAACAACTGAAATTTTTCAGAAATTTCGGCAATATGTATATAATCATGATGAAAATTCTCATGTTTTCAGCGTTAAGGAATATACAACTAAATTGAAAGGACTTCATTATCATATTCTAGTTTTTACAAATAAGAAACTTGATTATTCAAAAATTCATAAAAAAATGCTTGAGCATTCAGATATAAATATTCAATTAGTTCCAAAAACAAAAACAGATATAAAAAATGTATTTAAATATATGATGAAGCAGAAATTAGGATTTTGAACTTCTTTCTTTTCCTAATTGATAACCGCCATGAATTAATAAGGTTGATAGAAGAATATACAAAATATTTACATAAGTTGAATTATTTAAAAACGAAGGATTTACTGATATAAAAACTAACATCAATACAAATAAAATGCTGTGAATTGTAAAAGCAATTATACTAAATGTTTCATCTGTCATATGATAATTATTATTTTTAAGCTACTTATAAATTATCATGAAAAAATTAAAAAAGATATAAAAAAAGTTTTGACTTTTATGTTAAGGAATAAGAAATAATTTATTTAGCTTGAGTGTTCTTATCTTGTTCAGCTTTCTTTTGAGCTAAACTATTTACGTCTTTAAGTGTGTCCATATTCAAAATTGCATTAATTCCAAGAGTTGTAGTATCTTTTATACTTTCTACTGCTGAAATTGTTGATTTTGTCATTTCGTTAATTGAATTTTGGAATGTTTCGTTGTTTTGTTTTTGATTGTAAAGATGAACAACTTCNCCNACAATATATGAGCCNACTAATGTTCCCATTAGNATTANNAANCCTTCTAGTGCATATTCTGGGATGTTCATTCTAATTCTATTTTATACAATTTGCTTAATATTAAACTTTATGCAAAAAATCGAAATATATTTATCTTTTTATTTTTCGTAATAAGTTTATTATTGTCAAGTTACTTTTCTAGTATTATGCAGAAGCAATTATTAGAAAAAATAAGACAAAATCCTTATTTTTCAGTTGAAAAATTTGATGAAACTGAATTTAATAAGTTACCTGAAGAAAATAAAAGAATAGATTACGGCGTAACTTATCAAAATTTTGATAAAAATACAGGCTGTCTTAATTGGCTAATTTACAATAATACTTCATTTGATTATGATTTTGTGTTAGTTAGAGGAACTCCTCTTGTAAAACCTTACGCATTTTTGAATTTTTATACTGAAGTATACAAAGCATTTGAAATCATCAATTTTATAACTAGTGATAATAGACATTTAGATTATAACTATGAAACACCGTATAGAGTTGCATTAGTTCAGGATTCTAAAAATAATATTAATTATGCAGGAGTTTTTAATGTTCCTGCAAAAAAGAAATTAGTGTTAGAAGAGTGTGGATTTTCTGAACCTAACAATTTACCTAATTTCTATGAAATTTTTCCAGCATTTCCAGAAAAAACATATGAATATTTTGTCGAATATAACCCAGTTGAAATAGCTTTATACACTATGGAAACTGGAATTCCAGTATTAAATGCACCATTTCCAATATATCTCCAAGAAGTTGAAAAATATACAGTTGATCATAAAATACCTTTTGCTAATCCTAGAAATTTTATAACTGCAAATTGGCTAAAGAAAAAGATATTTAGATATCTAGGGATTTAATAATGCTAACTAAATATTTGTTTTTTAAGGTAATATTTATTGTTATTTTTTCAATTATTTATGCATTTGTTGAAGTTAAAACACCGTTCTATTATTACATTAATATTTATATTTATCGTATAATTTATTTTATTTTATTTTTTACAATTTCTTTAGTCCCAAGTATTAAATTAACTTTTTCACTTTTTTTCTATAGCATGTCACTAGAAGACATATTTTATTGGTTTTTTGATAATAAATTACCAGTTTCTTATTGTTGGTATTATCCAGTTTTTTATCATATCCCAATTGTTGATATTATTGAAATTTTAATTGCAACTATTTTATTAAAGTTTAAAACTTCTAATTTTAGAATTCAAGAGTTTCATAATTCAGAATCTTGTGGTATGTGGTATTATTTTACTCATGGGAAAACTCATGATTTATATGGTCTTTTAATTCTAATTCTATTTAACATAATTTTGTATTTTACAACTAATATTTCTCTAGTTAAGTTTATCTCAATTGCTGATATTATAATATCTGTTGCGATATTTGTAGATTTATGGAGTCATTGTTTTCATCATTAGATATTTATTTAGAAATAGAATCTATAGAAAAAATCTATATATATAAATATGTCATAATGAGTAAGTTTAAGTTAGATAAAAATGTCAGGAGAAATATTAGAAAAAAGCAAAAAGGAAAAGGTTGTTTTTGGGATTAATATAGATAAAGAACTAAAAACTAAATTAAAAGTATTCTGTGCAAATAATAATTTGACAATGACACAAGCAATAGAGGAAGCATTGGAAGAATATTTGCAGAAAAGGTCTACTAAAT